ACACACCCGAAGCAAAAGGCAAGATCATGGCAAGTGAAATGCCAGACTATATTACGCCAAAGCAGCAAGCGTTCATCCATGCGTATGCCGCCAATGGGAACAACGGGAGACAGGCAGCGATCTCAGCCGGATATGCACAAGCAAGTGCTCATGTGACCGCCAGCACGATGCTGAAGATGGACAAGATCAGGAAGCGGATCGAGCCTACACAGGACAAGCAAACAGAACGGCTGGGGCTTGATGCTGATTGGATCGTCTCGCGTCTGATGAAGGAAGCGGAGAGCGGCGAAAACTCTGAGGCTGCGCGTGTCCGTGCGCTCGAACTGTTGGGCAAAGTCGAAGGCATCTTTGCGGCTGAGAAGAAGCAGATCGAGACCATCAATGGCGGCGACTTCCTAGCCAATCTGGACATGTCCGACGAAGACGATCCCGACACCCTGCAATAACCACCCCATGCGAGCACGACCTTGTCAGGGTTGTGCTTGTTTTCCTTTGGTTTTTTTCTTGGGCTTTTTTTCTTGGCCTTTTTCTGCGGCCCTTGGCGCGTGGGCTGTGCGGTGGCTGCGCAGATCGACAGTGGCATGCCTCTCCTGCTGTGCGCACCTGTGCGTGTGCATGCTGCCTCATCGTGCGCATGCGTATGTGTGCAGGGGGAGGGGGGGGGACGTGGTGCAGCGCACCCGCCATCGCCCGTGCGGTTCCATAAGGCCTATCTCAAGCTGTAGCCCTAGAATTAGCACCCTAACCTTTTGCCCCTTCTCTAATAAATGGGGTGGTAAACTTTGAGTCCAAAATTAAAAAAAATATAAAAATCATTTTTGATGTCTTTTACATAAGACTTATGCGGAAAATTATTGAGTATTGCATTAAGTAAAAAAACAAGTAATTGAACTATTCATGCAAGAAAAAATCATTGGCATTTGCTTACGAGCTAAAAGATCAGAGATTCATTTATGTTTATCTGTAAACGTATTTGCTGTAGGACTTGAGTTCTACGACAACTCTTTTGTTTTTCGTTTTGGACCTGCTTTTATTTGTTTATCTTGGGATTGATTACTAGTGATCAAGAAAGACACCCGTTTAGAGCGAGCAGGTGTGACCGGCTATAATAAGCCAAAGGCCACGCCGTCTCACCCTACCAAGTCTCATGTGGTCGTTGCCAAGTCTGGCGACACTGTAAAGACGATCCGCTTCGGCCAGCAGGGAGCGAAGGGTTCCCCTGACGGCTCCAAGCGCAATGAGGCGTTCAAGTCTCGCCACGCCAAGAACATCGACAAGGGAACTATGTCTGCCGCTTATTGGGCCAACAAGGTGAAATGGTAATGAAAAAAGTCTGGAACACACCCAATCCAAATAAGAGGTCAAAGCCACTGACCGACGATCAGAAGGCTAACGCAAAGGACAAAGCCAAGAGGGCAGGTCGACCTTACCCAAATCTCATAGACAACATGGCGGCGGGTAGGAAGAAAAAGTGAACTGGATGAAGACCGCTCGCGAGTCTGTCGGCCTAAAGGAGGTCGTGGGACCAAAGCACAACACGAAGATTCAAGCGTGGCTGTCTAAGCTTGGCGCTTGGTGGAAGGACGATGAGACGCCGTGGTGCGGTACATTCGTTGCTCACTGTCTACGTGAGGCAGGTCATCCCATTCCCAAGCATTGGTATCGCGCTTTGGAGTGGAAGGAGTACGGTTCGAACCTTCGTCCCACACATGTATGTGAAGGCGCTATTCTTGTGTTTGCTCGTGAAGGCGGAGGTCACGTCGGCTTCTATGTAAGCGAAGACCATTTCTATTACCGTGTGTTGGGCGGCAACCAGAAGAACAGCGTCAACATTATGCGTATTGCCAAGAGCCGCTGTGTAGCCATTCGCTGGCCTACAGGCGTACCCGTAACCGGCGTTCCTATCCACGTTGCAACAAACGCTCCTGTCTCAGGGAATGAGGCGTGAGCTTTAAAGAGCGTCTGCTTGAGATTGAGGCCATTGCCCTTTGCGTGATGCGTAAGTGGTGGAGGCCGGTCACCTGCTTATGGATTGCAGGAACGATGGCGGTGCATGGCGTTATCTCTCCCCTCTATCTGTTATTCACAAAAGGTGAGCCTCCAAGCGACATGACTGGACTGTCTTTGCTTGTGACGGCGGTAGCTGCAGCGTTTGCTGTGCGTGAGTGGGGTAAGATTAAAGGAGCGGGAAGTGATTGAGGCATTGAAGGGTCTTTGGGTTTTCCGCCGATTTTTTGGGTACGCCGCGCTTCTGGTTGTTATTGGGTGGTTGTGGATGTCTAACTCCGGTCTGGAGAAGGACGTGCTTAAGGCAAAGATCGCCAACACAGAGTTGATGGCGGTGCTGAATAAGCAGAATGCGCAGGTCTCTCAATTTGAGAATAACGCCAAGCAGCGCAAGGTTGTCGCAGTGAAGGCTATGGCTGCAGCAAAGGTAGTCGATAAGGCTCACGTCACTAAAGCAAACCGTATTCTTATTACCGTTCCTAAGAATAGCGACGAGTGTGTGGCTGCTCTTGAGTTGTTACGGGAGTATCAATGATGCGTGTTTGGTTTTTTCCGCCGATTTTTTTGGCGCTGACTGCATGCTCTACTAAAACAGTAGAAGTAAAAATACCTATTCCTGTTCCGTGTATTACTGAAACTATACCAGAACTTACTTATCCTATTGTTAAAGAAGAGGCTGGTATATTTGAAAGAGTAAAGGTATTGCTTGCGGAGCGTGAGTTGCGCAAGGGTTACGAAATTAAATTACGGGCAGCACTGTCTGCCTGCGGAGAAATCTAAATGAAGAAGATGAGCAAGAAAATGCATGCCGAAATGATGAAGGCCGACATGCCAATGGGTAAAGGTAAGGCGATGCCTTACGTCAAAGAAAAGGGCAAGAAGCCCATGAAAAAGAAGAAGTAGGTAAGCAAGTGAGCGGTGCAGAAAGACTGCACCAACTGCGGCCAATCAAAGCCTCTTTCAGAGTACCGCCTAAATCTTATGACAGGGCGGTACTCTACCCGCTGCGCATCGTGTCCAGCCGCAAGGGTCCACAAAAAGTACAGTTGCGTTGAGGCATACCTTAAATACCGATATTACGACGCAGTAAGGAAGGTTAAAGGCGGGGGTCTGTCGACCGATTGCTTTACGGTTGAGCACTTGCTTGATCTCCTTGAAAAACAAGACGGACGCTGCGCAGTCACCGGCAAGGTGTTCACGTTCAGCGGTAATCTTGTCGGCACAAATGTTAGCATTGACCGGATCGACTCCAACAAGCCGTACTCCGCAGAAAACGTAAGGCTGGTCTGTGCCGCAGTAAATTATATGAAGCGCCGCATGAACGACAACGAGCTTGTCGATTGGTGTCTAGATATCGTCAAAGGTGCAGGTTCGTGGAAATAGAAGACGTTGCACGCAAGCTGATGGCGGATTTCCCGCTGTACGCAAAGAACGTGTTGAGGATCGTGAATAAGAAGGGTGAGATAGCCCCACTGAAGCTCAACCGTGGGCAGATGATCCTACACGAGACGCTAGAAAAGCAGCTTGCAGAGACAGGCCGCATTCGCGCACTTGTTATTAAAGGGCGTCAGATGGGCATCTCTACCTATGTTGAAGGCCGCTTCTTCTGGAAAACCACCAAGACCAAGAACGCCAACGCCTTCGTTCTCTCCCACCTTGCAGAGTCGACCACCGCCATCTTCCGAATGGTGCGCTTCTTCTATGACAACGCAGCCCACCCTATCTTCAAGCCGCCACTGGCAACTAGCACGACCACCACAATGGTCTTTGAGCGGCTGAACTCTCAGTATCGTATCGGTACAGCGCGATCCACCAACATTGGTCGCGGTATGACCAACCGATATGTTCACGCATCCGAAGCGGCGTTCTATCCCAATAGTGGCGAGATTGTGTCTGGTCTTCTGCAGTCTGTTCCGGCAGAGGACTCAGAGGTTGTGGTTGAGTCCACGGCTAACGGTGCAGGCGGCTGGTTCTACGAACAGGTAATGAAGGCGCTACGTGGAGACGGTGATTGGATCGTGATCTTTATCCCGTGGTTTTGGCTTCCGGAATATTCCAAAAAATGTGATCCATATTTTGAGCTAACCAACGACGAACAGAAGCTGTCGCTGCTCTACGGCCTTACACCAGAGCAGGTTAACTGGCGGCGCTCAAAGATCGACGAACTTGGTTCGCTAGATTTCTTCAAGCAGGAATACCCCTGCAATCCCGAAGAGGCGTTCCTGTTCTCTGGCCGCAGCTTCGTTGAGGAAGACTGCCTCATGGATGCAGATCGCGACTGCTACTCACCGGCAATAGAGGGTAGCTTTAAGGATGGGACTGTCACGCCGCATGAAGACGGCGCGTACAAGCAGTTTGTAAAGCATATCGATCCCGACGAACGCTACTGCATTGGCGTCGACATTGCCGAAGGTCTTGCGCACGGAGATTACTCAGTTGCTCAAGTGCTGGATTCCCTTGGCAGGCAGGTTGCAACATGGCGGCTTCACATCGACCCCTATGAGTATGCGGATCAACTCAGCCATTTAGGCAAGATGTTTAACCGCGCCTACATTGTCCCTGAGAGAAACAACCACGGTCTAACCACCATCCGGCGGCTGCAGGACTTGGGCTACCCCAACCTGTACATCGAACACACTGTTGATGATGCATACGCAGACAGAATGACGAAGCGTGCAGGCTTTTATACGTCTAGTAAAACAAAGCCACTCATCATTGATAATCTTGCAGCACTATTGCGTAAGCGTGACAGCGGAATAGCAGATAAAGAATTAGTAAAAGAACTGCGAAATTATGTAATAGATGACAAAGGATCAACTAATGCTAAGGCGGGTTGCTTTGATGACCGAGTAATGGCATATGCCATTGCTCTATTCGGATTAAATACAATGCCACGTAATCGTAAAACATCGACTACAGTGTCTAAATATGAGCCATTCGATAGTGTTGTGGGGTATTGATGTACGAAGACGACATAGAAGACGATGACAATGGAGAAAAAATCGTAACGGCAGCGCGGCGCGAAGAGGACTTTGAAGAGCTTCAGGGTCTTGGTCCGCGTCTGCAGTCCCTATTTCGTGAGTACAAAGACGCTCGTAACGACATCGAAGACGAGTGGCTTGCCAATTTCCGCCAGTTTTTAGGGCAATACGACCCCGAAGTGCTGGCAAAGCTACAGGGTAGCCGGTCTAAAATCTTCGTAGGGCTGACCCGCACTAAGGTGATGGCGGCGTTTTCGCGCATTATCGACCTTCTTTTTCAGAATGGTCAGGACTTCTTTGGCATCGAGCCTACGCCACTACCTGATCTTGACCCCGCAGAGATGGTTGAGATCACTAAAACCGCCACTGCAGAGGTAATGGAGGCGTCCGGCGCTGTATCGCCGACACAAGTTCTCGACATTATCAATGAACGCAAAGACGAACTAACCGACGAACTGCGTAATGAAGTCCGCCGCCGCGCTAAATTGGCATCGGAAGAGATGATGCTAATCCTGCGTGACCAGCTTGTAGAGGCTGGCGTAGAGCAGAAGATAAAGGAAGCCGTAATGGAATCCTGCATCTTTGGTACTGGTTGCATTAAGTCCGGCACAGTCCGCATTGACCGCGCCAAGCGTTGGAAACGCAGCCTCATTAACGGCGTTCAAGCGCATGAACTGACAGTTATTGAGCAGGTCAAGCCAGACATCGAGTCTGTTTCAATCTTCGACATTTATCCTGACCCTTACGCAACGTGCAACGAAGACCTTCATGGTTTATTCCGCCGCCACGTTCTTACCCGCCGCCAGTTCCGCGATCTGCGGGACATGGAAGGCATGGACGGTGAGGCTATTGAGCAAATCCTAGAAGACAGCCCACGCGGTAACTACGTCGAAGAAGACCACGAGCGCGTCCGCCGCGAAGCAGCAAACATCCGTTTACAAGCTGGCCCTAACAATCGCTTTGATGTGCTGGAGTATTGGGGATCGATCAATGGCAAAGACCTTATCGACGCCAACGTAGAGCTTCCAAAAAACTCTGACGACTGTGACGAGTACGAAGCTAACGTGTGGATTTGTGCAGGGCGTGTCATTCGTGCAACACTTAACCCAATTCCAGACGGACGCATCCCGTACAACTGCTTCCCTTACGAGCGTAACCCGCACCAGTTTTGGGGAACCGGCGTACCAGCAATGATGCGTGACTCTCAGTCGACCATGAACGCTGCGACCCGCATCTTCATCGACAACATGGCGATTGCATCCGGTCCTATGGTGGAGGTCAATACAGACTTCCTAGAGGCAGGAGAAGACCCACGGGACATACACCCGTGGAAAGTCTTCTTGCGCAGTGGTGGCGATCCTAACGCGCCTGCAGTGCGTTTTAATCAGCCGGTTGCCAATGCTAGCGGTTTGACCAGCATTATCGAGATGTTCCGCCGCTTTGCGGACGAGACTACGTCGCTGCCGTCATACACCCACGGTGAGACCGCGCAGTCGCTCAATAAGACTGCAACGGGCATGTCCATCCTGATGGGCAACGCCAACATTGCGCTCAAGTCTACTTTGAAGAATGTAGACGATTTCTTAATCGTTCCCATGATTAAGTCTCTATATCACTGGAATATGGAGTGGAGCGACAATGAAAAGGCAAAGGGCGATCTAAATATAGTAGCTCGCGGATCAACTTCACTTATTCAACGTGAAGTAAGATCACAGAGATTACTGCAATTTCTATCATTAATAAGTAATCCTATGGATATTGCTATTGTAAAACGTAGGGAATTACTTACGGAGATTGCAAAGAGCATGGATATTAATCCCGAAGATGTGCTAAAGACTGATAAGGAACTTGAAATTGAAGCGCAGGCACAACAGCAGCAGATGCTCGCCCAAGGCGGCGCAGGCGGTGAGTTACCTGCAGGCGCAGCCCCAATGGAAGGAATTGATGATCTTTCTAACGGAGCGGCTGGAGGCTTGCAGGGACAAGTTGGAGATCGTTCCGGACCACAAATTTGATCAGGGAAGAGCTGCAGAACTGCGCTTCTTTCTTGAACTAGAAGATACCGCGCAAGCGGTTTTGAGCCAGAAGACGACCTCTTAAAGAGACACCCGTTTTCTACATAAAACAGCGGACACTCCTGCAGCGGACCCGCAAACATTGGTGAGATATGAAGGTAGACCCTGAGAAGCTTGAGCAAGAAGCCGACGAACTTTTGAAGCAAATGATGGAGCAGAACGCGGAACCGGCACAGACCGACACCCCGCCAGCACCAGAAGATGAAGATAACACCCCCGCAGAACCGGCGGACACAGTGGAAGACGGCGAAGAATTGGTTCCACAGGAGGAAGATCGCGGCGATCCAGACCCTGATGACGGCGATGATGACCTGCAAAAGCAGGTACGATTGGCTGAAGAACGTGTCAAGAATGCTCAGTCTCGAATGACAAAAGCGACGCAAGAAGCTGCGGACATGCGGAGAGATAATCTCGCACTACGCCAGCAGATTGCTGACCTGAGTGCTCAGTTAGCTGAGGCCAGTAACGGAAGCGACAACAGCGATGACGAATTGCGTACTCTTTCCGAAGAGTATCCCGACATTGCGCTGCCACTGCTTAAGAAGCTGTCGAAGCTAGAAGACACAGTCAAACAGTACCGGACGCAAGTTGATACCGAAAAGAGCCAAAACACTCTGCAAGAACATTTTGGCACCATTGAGCAGTCGCACCCTGACATGAACGAGATCGTTACGTCAGATGACTTTGCTGGATGGATAGAGCGTCAGTCGCCAGTATGGCAGCGTGTAGCCCAAGATGGCAGCGCCCATGAGGTGGTTGAACTCCTTAGTAAGTACAAAGAAACGTTCGATACACAGCCGCAACAGCCGGTTTCAAAGGTGGATAGAGCGCGTAAGGTTGCAGAACCAACGCTCCCTAAAGCCCGAAGACCGGACCCTAATTCGGGTAAGCGCATTTGGACGCGAGAAGAAATCACCCGCATGCCTCTCGATGAATTTGAGAAGCGTTCGGCAGAGATCGATCAAGCGTACATGGATGGGCGAGTCCGGTGATTTAACACTGTTGTAAAAAGGTCAAATTGACATGCCTGCATTTGCTACTACTGGCACAACCTCCGCTGCGAACTTCATTCCTGAGATTTTCTCAAAGAAGCTTCAAGCGAAGTTTTACGCCTCTTCCGTCCTCCCATCGATTTCGAACACCGACTATGAAGGTGAAATCTCTGGACAGGGCAACAAAGTAAACATCCGCACCGTTCCTAACGTAACTGTTTCGAACTACACTGGCTCAGTGTCGTATGCGGACGTAACCACGCAGATGGTTGAACTGAACATCGACAAAGCGAAGTCGTATGCCTTCAAGGTAGACGACATTCTTAAGGTTCAGTCGGACATCGCATTCCAGAACGAAGCCTCTAAGGATGCCGCAGAACAGATGCGCATTGCCGTCGACACCGACGTGCTTGCCAACATCCCAACTGCAGCAACGACCATCTTGGACAAAGCTTCGGTTTCGGCAACGACCATTCTGGATCACATCCTTGAAGCAGCACGTAAGCTGGACGAATTGAACATTCCGGATTCGGATCGTTTTCTCGTTCTCTCACCGCTCTACATTGAGATGTTGAAGAAGTCTGACCTCAAGCTTGCCTACTTGACCGGCGATGCAGCTTCACCGCTGCGTAACGGTAAGGTTGGCGCTGTGGATCGTTTCACGATCTATCAGTCGAACTTGTTGGCAATTGGTACTGGCACGGACGCTAACAAGACGTTTGCTCTTGCTGGTCACCCGAAGGCAACCTGCTTTGCTTCGCAGTTCGTAAAGACTGAAACAGTTCGCTTGACCGATACCTTCGGTGACGGCGTTCGTGGTCTTAAGGTATATGGTTATAAGGTTGTCGTTCCTGACGCCCTCTTGACCCTCAAGCTCAAGACAACTGCCTAATTAGATTGGGGCGGGGGAAACCCTGCCCCTCTCTTCATAGGTGAGGGCAGGGGTAACTGCTCTCTACTCTGCAGAGAAACGAGAGACATATGATCAAGCCAATTGAAGACATGAACAAAGACGAAATAGAAGCTTTTGCTCGCAAGGAGTACAGCTTTGAGATCGACAAGCGTCGGCGTCTGGATGATCTGATTGAACAAGTGAAGGCGCTGGCTAGCCGTAAGGACAAGCCCGTCTACGAAAAGCCTTTGAGTGAGCGTACTCCAAAAAGAGTACGCCATCTGACTACAGGTATGGAATGGGATTGGAATCCGCTGTATAAGGGCAATCAGGATTTAGAAATTATTGAGTGGAGTTGAGTAGATGGCAACAACTAAAGCTATAGACCTTATAAATCGTGTAAGCGTTACTCTGCAAGACCCTACTTTTGTCCGTTGGCCTCAAGCAGAGCTTCTCAATTACTTGAACGACGCACAGCGGCAGGTGGTTTTATTCCGCCCTGACGCAAAAGCTGTAAACACGGCGTTTAGCTGCACCGGCACTGCAAAGCAGACGTTGCCAGCAGATGGTCTGCGTCTGATTAATGTTCTGAGAAATGCCAGTGGCCGCGCCATCTCAAAGGTAGAGCGTAGTATCTTAGACGTTCAGCTTCCGACTTGGTATGAGACTGCTGTAGGGACTGACGGCGTTAAGCACTACATCTACGATGCGCTTGACCCTAAGAATTTTTATCTATTTCCAAAGCCTGCCGCAGCGGCCTCTATTGAGATTGTCTACGCAATTGCGCCAGTAGACATTGTCATCTCTAACTTCACAACGGATACGCAGGTTATTGGCATTGACGACATCTACGCAAACGCAATCATGGATTACATGATGTACCGCGCCTACCAAAAGGACAGCGAGTTTGCGAACGTCAATCGTTCGGGTCTGTACTTCCAAGCATTCTCCACATCGCTTGGCATTAAGTCGCAGGCAGATGGCGGTTTGCTTGAAAGTATGGTGGCGCAGCAACCACGGCGTAATGCATCGAACTCGGCGCAATAACGAGTGAAGTACAGCGACCTCTTTATCTATGTTCTGTCAGAGGTTCCTTCCTGCCCTGAATTCGTGGCGGAAAGGGCGATTAGGGACACCTGCATAGACTTTTGTGCGCGTACTGATCTGTACCGCGCAGAGCCTCAGCCGCTTATCGTGTCGGCAGGGATCACAGAGTATGAGGTCGACGCACCGTCTGGTACTGAGCCTAACCATGTAAAGGCTGTTTACCGCGAAGGTCGGCCTTTGGATGCTGTCACGTATGAAGACGCCTTCATGCGTATCGAAGTATCGGGAATTGGTCAGCCTCAGTTCTACGCACAGTACGACAACCGGAACATCATGATTGGACCAAAGCCGGAGAAGCGCGAAACGCTCAAGCTACTCTGCACGCTAAAGCCCACACAGACCTCCACCTCTATTCCGGACACCATTGGTCTGGAACATCGTGAGACGCTGGTCTCAGGGGCTTTATTCCGCCTTCAGATGATGGGTGCGCAGCCGTGGATGGATGGCGCTGCCGCAGGTGCAAACCGCCAGCTTTATGAGCGCGGTGTGGTCGCCGCAATGCGCCAAGCCAAGTACGGCCACAGCGGTGCGTCTTTGCGTGTAACCCCAAGAGAGTTTTACTGATGGCCTATTCTGAAACCGTTTATCTTGTGCAGGGTGATACACTGCCTCAGCTTAAGGTCACTATCCGCGACCAGAATACAGCCGCTGCGGGACAGACGCTTGATGTAGAAGACCAGAACACTTGGGCAAGGGTAAACCTTACCGGCTGCACTGTGCGTCTGCGTATTCGCGAGATAGGAGCAACAACTGTTAAAGAGGTTCTGACAGGTGTTGTTACAAGCGCAGTCAACGGAGAGGCTATCTTTATCTTTGACGCCGACACACTGGACACGGCTGGTGTTTTCGAAGCAGAGACCGAATACACAAATAGCGGCGGTTCGATCCAGACTGTCTATGACCTCATTAAACTGCAGGTGCGAGAGCAGTTTTAATGATTGATTACGCTCGTTTAAAGGTCAGCGCCGCCTATCAAAGTTTTGTAGCTACACTTAACTACGTCTCTTTGCGCAGCTTGGCTGAGGTTGGAGAGTTTATAAAGGACCGCCGCCTTGGTGACTTTGCCGCCGCGTTAGACAGCGCACTAAAAGGCTTCACCAAAGCCATTGTAGATCATGCAGGCGCAGTAGACGCTACCGCAAAAGAAACATCCAAAAACCGCATCGATGCCGCATCGACGACTGACGTAGCTACCAAAGCGTTTGAACGCAGTCGTGCAGATGTAGCATCCGCGCTAGACTCGTTTGCAAGGGTGGTTACATTTCTACGAAACTACGCGGACAACACCGCAACCACAGATTCCTTAAGAAAAAATTTCAGCAAAAGTAGTTCTGAAATTGTCGGCGCATCAGACTTAAAGATAATAGCGCAAACAAAAGCGTTAAATGACTCTGCCTATGCAACCGACGACATAAATGGCGCTGCAGCAGACGATAATCAAATTATGCAATTTCTTACAACGAAAATAGATATTGCTATAGCTTCAGAAATTATCGCAATTGCTTCTTCGTTTATAAGAACGTATAGCGAACAAACGTATACTTCAGAAGTGTCTTCTAAATCCGTTACAAAAGGTCGTTTAGATCAGACCTCAACATCGGATTCTGGATTTTTGTTTGTTCAGGGATACAGTGATTTTAGTTATTTCAATGAAGATTACGTAGGCATTACGCGAACATTCTGAGGTTTTAATATGAATAGCATTGAAGTAATTACAGCCACCGGCAAACTGAACATCCAAATTGTCGGGTCAGATGGTCGCCTCAAGGACGAGAAGACCGTAGACAATCTCGTTGTTAGCACGGGTCTTGCGTTCATTGCCAGCCGCATGAAGGACGCAACTGCCGCCGTCATGTCGCATATGGCTATGGGTTCCGGCACATCTTCTCCTGCCGCAGGTAACACTGCGCTGGTGACTGAGTTGAGCCGCATCGCGCTAACGTCGACCACGGTGACGGCGAACGCAGTTGCCTACAGCGCGACCTTTGGTCCAGCCG